CCACTAGCGTTACCTGCACCTACCATAGTGTGTAATTCATCAATGAATACAACTACGTTAGTTACTTCAGTCAATTCATTCAGAATTGCCTTTATCCTTTCTTCAAACTGACCTCTATACTTAGTACCTGCAACAAGAGAGGTTAAATCAAGTGATACTATTCGTTTGTCCAATAGGTTTGAAGGACAATCCCCTTTGTGTATCATTATTGCTAACTTTTCAACAAGTGCAGATTTACCAACACCAGCGTCCCCGACAATAACGGCATTGTTTTTCTTTTTTCTCGATAAAATTTGTGCAATCCTTTTTACTTCATTATCTCTTCCTACAACCGGATCAATCTTACCTTCTTCCGCTAATTTTGTTAAGTCTCTTGAAAAATTATCAAGAATAGGTGTAGTTGAATTTTTTTTAAGTCTTTTTGGATTTGTTTGTGGACCATCTTCAAAAAAATCTACAGGCATAATTAGTATGTGTTTGTATCAAACATAACATAAATAATTTTAAAAAAAAAATATAAGTCAAAATGTCTTTAATATAAAAAAAATAATGACATATTGTCAAATAACTTTACTTGGTCTATCTTTTGATTTTATATAGAAAAATTTAAAACTATGATTACATTATTCAAAGACCCATTGTTTACAAGTTTCGATAAAATTTTCGAAACTTCAAGATTTACGTCGACACCACAAACTTCGGTTCAAAAAACAGAAACCGAATACAATGTTCATGTGAGTGTACCTGGCCTAACTAAAGATGATCTGAAAATTACCACAAAAGATGGTATATTAAAGATCTCTTATGAAAAGGAAGAAAAAACAGATGATAAGTATTTCATCAGTAGTTTCTCCAAATCTTATGTGATACCTGAAGATGTAAAAGAAAAAGAAATCGAGGGTAAGGTTGAAAACGGGGTTTTACAAATAAAACTGCCGATCGACAAGAAAAAATCACTTGAGAGGTTTATCTCACTTAACTAAATGAAACCCCGATTATTCGGGGTTTTTATTTGATATTTATTGTAGATGGAAAAATTTATTAAAATATTAAAAATTGTTATAATGGTTGGTATATCATGTTTTTCTTTTTATATGATATCCGAAACCTTTAAAATGTTGTATTCAAATTTCTGAAATACATAAAAAAATAGTATATTATAGTATAAAAAAAAATTATGGCTATCATTTCAGAAAAAATCGACGGAAAAAAAATTGAGGTCTCAATTAACTCAAGTAATTTAACATCAGCAAGTTACGACACCGAAAATGAGGTGTTGAACGTAACTTTCAATTCTGGATCTATTTACGAATATAACAAAGTTCCTTGGAATATTTTTACCAAGTTCAGGATGGCGGAATCTCAAGGTAAATTTTTCAACGAACACATAAGCAAGACATATAAGTATAAAAGAATATTATGAGTTTGTTTGAAGAACTTATTGAAGATAGAGAAGGTGACGAAGAAATTATTAGTTCATTTAGAACAAAAGATTCTTTAGATAAGAATATTTTTAACGATGACTTGGTGATAAATGACTTAATAAGAGAGAAATTATTAAAAATTTCAGATGATTTTATAGAATCATTAGGTGTAAAATTTTTTGTACATGATATTGTTCTAACAGGTTCTTTGGCGAATTATAATTGGTCAAAATATTCAGATGTAGATTTACATATATTAATAGATTTTGATGAAATTGAAGGGGTCGAAAGTAAAGATTCACAAATGGTGTACAATATCATGAAAGAATTTTTTGACGCTAAAAAAAATGTTTGGAATGAAAAACATGATATAAAAATTAAAGGTTATGATGTTGAATTATATGTTCAAGATGTTGATGAACCGCACGTATCTTCGGGGGTTTATTCTTTGTTAAACAATAAATGGTTAGTAAAACCAAATAAAGAAAAAACATCTATAGACGATAGAATGATAATACAAAAAGGTGAAGAATACGAAAAAAAGATAGATAGATTAATTAAATTAAGTAAAACTAAAGACGTTTCACAAAAAATAGACGATCTAAGAAAAAAATTAAAATCTTTTAGACAAAGTGGATTAGAATCGGGTGGAGAGTATTCTTATGAAAATTTAACTTTTAAATTACTAAGAAGAAACGGATATATTGAAAAACTATTAAAGTTAAAAACTGATATACAAGATAAAAAATTGTCCTTAACACAATAAATAACCTTATTTTTTTCTATATATCTATGTATTTATAGGATAAGAATAAGTTCATATTAATATAAAAAAAATGGGAGATTTAAAACCACTCGGTAGCGAGAAACTTAAAAGCGACGAAAAGCTAAAAAGAATTCTCGAATTAACCTACTACAAAAATAATAATTCTAAGTCTGAAAAAAAGGCTGAATTAGTTAAAGAATCTAAATCAGGTGGAATATATGGTATTGTTAAGGAAAAAGACGGATACTATGTAAAAAGAGGTTTAAATGAAAATACATTGGATTACATCGGTGGTATTTTTATGAAAAACAAAAATAGATTTAATTCATATGCGGAAGCTTTAAAAAGACTTGAGTTAATTAAAGGTCAAGAAGAATTAAACGAAGCCACAAAATATGTTTTGAAACAAAACAAAACTCAACAAGAGGCTCCTCCTTCTGAACCCACTATGGATGTTCCCCCACCCCCACCACCAACTGATGATGCGGGTGCACCTCCTCCACCACCATCTCCTGAAGGTGAAGAAGTCCCTCCACCACCAAGTGGTGAAGATGAAATGCCACCAGCACCTGAAGGTGAACCATCTTCAGATGAAACTAAACCGGAAGGTGAAGGATCAGGTAAAAGATCTGATTACATGGCGGAGGTACAAAAATATGCGGGTAAATTGGGTCAGGAATTAAGAGATTTACATGATAGAATGGAAAGTGATGATATTAAGTATGTACTTAATATGGTTATTTCAGCGGTTGATTTAGATAAGTTAGAAGAAGAAGATATTGAAGAAATTGCTAAGAAATTTGAACGTGAAGAAGAGGAAATGGGTGACGATGATATGGCCCCATCACCTGAAGAAGGTCCTGAGGCAGAAGAAGAGCCTACACCAGAAGAACCAAGTGGTGAGGAAGAATTGGGTGAAGACGGTGATCCAATGAGTGCTTTAGAAAGATTTGTAAACACATCAGCGGTTTCGGCATCTGACGATACACCGATGGTTTCAGCGTCAGAGGTTGATTTGTCAAAATATGCATTAGCAGAAGATGACGATATCGTAGAACTTGATTTAGATGAGATACAATCTCAAATAAGTCAAGCAGTCGCCGAAACTTTGAAAAAACATATTAAATAAAATGAATCTAATCTATGTTAATGAAATCGGTTCAGATTACAAAGGTCAAAAACAGTACGAATTTATCTTTAGTAAATCTACTGAACTTGACATAGAAGAATGGTTTGTTATACCAGCATCAGCTGTTTCAAAATCTAAGTCCCCCGACATCAATTACGTTGATGTCGTTGGTCTTTTAAAGAACACTGATTTAGAATTGGAACTGGTACAAAACTCTGATTATTTTGGTGTTATTGATGCGGTAGACGGTGTTATAGCATTAGCATGGGAAAAATTTAATTTTGAATCCGAAAATGATAGACTAACTTTCAAATTCGGAGAAACGATGGAAAGTGTTTCAAAAAAATTAAAATTGAGAAACTTTCATCTATTAAAAGAAGAAATAAAAATTAAAGAAATATGAAAAGATCAGAACTAATAAAAAAATTAGTTTCCGAAGGTTTATCAGAAAAAACTTTGGCAAACTTTAGTGATAAACAAATAGTTGAGTTAAGTAAAAGAATTTTGGGTGAGGCTGTAACCAAACAAGTAAGAGTTTTAAGTATGAAAAACCCAAATGACGCCGCTGAAGTTAACACCTTAATAAATGACCCAAAAAAAGTTGCAGATATGAAGGCTAGAGGTCATATTGAAGTGACAACTGAAGGTAAACCATCTCCAGGTAAGAAAAAACTTAGTAAAAAACAATCCAATAAAATGGATACAGACAAAGATGGTGATATCGATGCGAAAGATTTGAAAAATTTAAGAAGTAAAAAACAAAAAAGTAAAGTTTGTTCAAAATGTGGTATGAAGAATTGTAAGTGTAAGGATAAAAAACATGGTAATTTAAAAGAAAATTCTTCAGAATTAAAAGAGTGGATAAAAAGTTTAGTAGAAAATAATTATCATTCATTTACCTCAAAAAAAGAAATAATGGGTTTAATTAACGAAAAAATGGAAAACAGTGTTCCTGAATTTCTAACTTTTGACTCAATTGTTAGAGCGGGAAACCCTCAGAGAGAACCTGAAGAAACGCCTGTAGAAACTCCCGTAAATCCTGATGTTGATCCTGGTGAACCATTGATTGATCCAACTGATCCTTTTAGAAGAGATAGACCTGTTGAAAAACCAGGTCCTAAAGCTGGTATTAAAAAATTTAAAAATGTCTCTAAGTAAAAAAGATATTCTTCATTTTATTAAAGAAAATATTGACGAAATGGCGATGGATTTTGATACACAAGATCGACCAGATCCTGAATTACAAAGAAAATTGGCTAGTGGTGAAACTCCTTTAAAAAAGGTTCCCTTTCCTAAAACAGGTCAAGAACCTAATAAAAATTTTCAGGAATTATTGGCGTCTGAAAGATACAAACGTGTTATTGAAAATTTGAGAAATTACACAGGAATTCAAACTCCTGTTGTTGGGATGACGGGAATGCCACCATTAATTCAAATGATGATGGCTGCACATAATGAAATTGTTGAAACAGAAAGAGAATATAGAGAAGAATTACAAAATTTGGCGGTTGAATTGGTAATGAAAGAATATGGTATTAAACCAGGTCAGATAGAATATGTTGCCAAGATTGTGGGTATGGGTGAAATAGATACTCAAGATTTTAAAAGAGAACAAAATCAAAATCAACCCGAACCTGAAGAAGTAAATGTTGAAATAGATTTGTACAACGATTTAGAAAATTTCAATTTAGAGAGGGCAAAAAGAAGATTAATTAATAGTATTATACAAGGTGTATCTAAAAGAGGTCATTACATGTATCATTATGTTGCCGATAAAGTTAGAGAGATTACAGGATCAGAAAATTTGATAAACCAATATGGTGTTTTAATGTCAATAAATGACACTTTATACTGGCAGATAAGTGATGAAATGATGAAAATGGCTATGGGTGGTGGAGGTGAAGGTATGGTTGGTGGTAAAGAATCCACAGACCCTAATGCAAATCCACCTAAAGTTATTGCAGAGGGTGTAAACTTTCCAATTTTAATACACGAATTAATTAAAGGAACATTTGAAGTTTTAGCCGCATTACACGGCCAACCAGAGGATATGGATTTGGCGGCTAGAGTAATGGAGAAGGAAGATACGATGGAAAAAGAAGTTTGGGATTTAAGATTAGGTGATCCAATATGGGATAGGATAAGAAATACCTTTCCAGAAGATGTATTGACGGATGAAAATAAAAAAAATATACAATTATTGATTTTTAAAAACATTGTAAGTAAACCAGCTAAACAGTTTTTAGTATTTTCTAAAGAGGTGATTTCTAATTCTGATACTGGTGTTGATTTAATGAATTTGTTAGTAAAGGCGATAGATGAAATGATTAAAAATTATAACTATCAAAAAACAATGCAAGAATTTAATAAAAAAATAGAAACATTATCTTCAAGTACTGAAGATAATGATCTAAAAAATTTCTTAGGTGATTTAGGTATATCAATGTCAGATGAAAATGACGATGGTGACGATGATGAGCCAAAAGTATAATAAAGGTGGTTTTACCACCTTTTTCTATTTATAATATATGAATTCCAAAATAGAACAACTTAAAGAATACGCACGTATCATCAAAGACGCCCCATATGCTCTTAAAACTTATTTACAGACATATGATAATACACAAAAAAAATACGTTCCATTAGAATTATTTCCCGATCAAATTCAATTGATTAGGGATTATGAAGATTATAATGAAAACATTACAAGAAAATATAGACAGGCGGGTGT